ATGGCAGACCCCACCACCGGCGACCTCATCAAAGCCAAGACGATCGCCTCCGACGAGGTGAACGACGCGGTCGACGTGTTCATGCGCGACCCGACGGTGAGCCTGTTCCGGTTCGCGAGCGGCCACACGGTCGATCCGTCCGCCGCGGTGAAGGACCACGAGCCGTCGCGGAAGGCGGTCGCCGAGCCCGGCGCGTCCGAGTCCTTTCGGCGCGGCATGGTGCGGACCGCGATCCTGCTGGCTCGGCCGGTGGCGGCGTGAGGCGCGACCTCATCCTGCCTCCGCTCCGGCGTACGTCCGCTGACGCCGAGGCTTTCGCGTGCGCGGTTCATGCCGATCAAATCGACAAGGCAGGAGACCCCTACGTCGACCATCTTTGGCGCGTCGCGGCGCGCACCACTGCGAAGGCCTCAGGTCTGCCAGGCTATTTGAACGACATGATGGTCAGCGAGATGCTTCAGATCGCATGGCTTCACGATGTGATTGAGGACACGCCATATCGGCAGCAGGATCTCTTTCGCGAGGGTTTCTCCACGGAGGTTGTGTTCGGGGTCTTGGCGCTGACGAAGCACACCGGTGTGCGGTACGACGAGGCGATCCGCGATCTTTGCCAGGACGCGCCACTTGCCGTGCTGCTCGTGAAGCTCTCCGACAATGAGGACAACGCGGATCTCGATCGGCTGGCTCAGCTCGACGCAGGGACGCAGGCACGGTTGCTTGCGAAGTACGAGCCATCCATGGCGATGCTGAACGAGGCCGTACGGGCGAAGGGTTGGCGTGGTTGAGCGACGACCCGTTCCACGAAGCCGTCGAAGCCCTTCGCGCGATCGGCATGTACGTCGAGCCGACCGGGGACGACCTAAGCTTGTGGCTGGTAAATGGTGAGGAGATGAGCGACGCGGGGCTGTTGAAGCTCGCTGCGCTTCTAGGCCTGGTCTCGGGCTCGGCGACGATCCAGTGAAGGGCGTTCCGAGGCACCTCCGCAATCCGCGCCGCTGGTACAACGCCGACGGCATCGAGCAGCCGCCGGCCACGATCGCGAACAGCAAGGCGAATGGCGCGCGTGGGCTGCTGGTGTTCTGCGAGTGCGGGCACAGCGGAGCCATGTCTTTCGCCGGCCTGCCGGACGACTTCCCCGTACCGGATGTCGCGCTGCGGCTGGTGTGCTCGGCCTGTAAGCGGAAGGACCGGATCAGCACCCGGCCCGACTTCACGGGCGTGCACACCGGGGCGGGGCCGAAGCTGCGGTCGGTAGAGTAGGCACGAGAAGCCCCGCGTGGCAGACCCGAGCCAGGTGGTTCAGTGCCGGAACGACCACGCCTGGCGTAAAAGCTATGCAACCCGTGGTGCTGCTAAGAAACAATCGAGATAACGAACCCGTGATAAGTCGGCCCCGAATGCACGCATGTCGGAAAGCAAAGTGACCACAGGCGACACGTATGAGGTTAATCCGAACCTCGTCTGGCAGACCCTTCAGCCTCGCGAGATGCGCTGGCGCAGCTTAAACCAGCGCCCGGCCATCGCCTGGTTCACCGGGCTGTCGGGGGCGGGCAAGTCGAGCATCGCCAACGCCGTCGACCGCTCGCTCACCAAGGCGGGGCGGCACGCCATGGTGCTCGACGGCGACAACCTGCGCCACGGCCTTAACCGGGACCTCGGGTTCACCGCGGCCGATCGCGCCGAGAACATCCGGCGGGCGGCCGAGACCGCGCGCCTGATGGCGGAGGCGGGACTGGTGGTGATCGTGTCGCTGATCTCGCCGTTCCGCGCCGAGCGCGCGACGGCGCGGCAGATCGCGGGCGACATCCCGTTCCTGGAGGTCTTCATCGACACCTCACTGGCGGTGTGCGAGGCGCGCGACCCGAAGGGCCTGTACGACAGGGCGCGGGCCGGCGCGATCCCGAACTTCACGGGGATCTCGGCGCCCTACGAGGTGCCTACAGCGCCTGATCTGGTGATTTGCACACAAGGCTTTTCCGTTGTAGATTCGGCGGCAAAGCTGCTGTCGGATCTGCTGGTACTTACCACTGCACGTTGAGCCGAAAATTCGATAAATTGCATTTACCGCCACGCGAATGTGATCGTAGGCTCGTCCGCTACTGGCCTATTAAGGCTTGCCGCTCAATTAACTACGGGCGTACCTATCCTCGGTCACAGCCCAAGTGGTAGCTCGCCGATGGCTCAGCCACGACTCTTCCGTCAACGCTTCCAGGTCGGTCAACGGCTTTTGTTAATGGATTTGAACACCTCTGGGCTTGTCGTCGCTGCGTGGCCAGTTCACGAGGGATCAGAAGTCGAAGTTCTCCTCGACCACCTTATCGAATCAGGGCCCTGCACAGTAAGGCGGTTTTTCCCTGCTCAGGTGGTAAATCAGATCAGCGCTGATTGATATTTCGTGGCGGCCAGAAGAGCGTAATCATCACATTAAGCCATCGACGAAATTCACAGCTCGCCCCGGGTGGCAGCAGAGCCTGTCCACCGCCTTGCGCCACCTAGCCAGGGCCCCTATCCCCGCCGGCCCACATCCGGCGAGACCCATGGCATCACCCGCACCGATTCGACCCGTGCCTTCCGACGTCCAGGCCTGGCGCGATGCGCTCGAGGCTATGAAGCCGACGGTGCCGCCCTGTCCCGGCTTCTCGGCGCAGCGCTGGCAAGAGATGCGCGAGGCCGCGATCGACTTCCTCGACCGGTTTGCCGAGGACGTCATCGCTCATGGCTGGACAGCCACCGACCTCTTCGGCGTGCACCCGACCGTCGGCGTCGTCCGCGTCGACTACTGCGGCGGGCTGATGATCAACGCCCGCCGCGTCGAGGCGATCGGCGACATCTGGATCCGGTACGGGAATCAGACCTTTCGGCGGGATCGGCCGGGGCGACCGGTTGGCGTGCCGGTTTGGGAGGCGGCGCGGTAGGGGGCGGACAGGAAAAAGCCCGCTCCGGTGGTGACGGGCGGGCTGGGGTATTTCGTTGCGTTTAAGGGCTCCTACCGTCCTGGCATGCGCCGTATCTGGTCGATGTTCTCGTTCGACAGGTCGGTATATAGGCCCCGCTTAGGAGACTCGGGCTGGGCTTTTTGTGAGACCGCTTGCTGCTGTGTTCCCGGGTTGACTTCAGTCTTGAGACCGGCAAGCCCTTTTCGATTGGCGAAGTCGTTCCGGACCGTATCCTGATAAGGGGGCGTGTTCCCACATCCCTCGCAAATTGAGGTCGTCCAGGACTGCCAAAGACCATTTGTTTTCTCGTCGACGGAGGCCGCGCGCTCACGATGGGCCGACGCGAGCTGCACGGGATCAAGGTCGCCCACCTGCTTTGGGGTCGGTGCGGTTCGAAGCTCGTTCAACTGCACGTCGTTTTTGGTCTTATCGGCTACCGTGCTGTCGGCAGACTGAGCAAGTGCAACACCGCCAAAACAAACAAATGTTAAAGCACTAATCATCTGGCGCATGGGAGCCTCCTTTTGGCGGCAACTCTGCTTAACGGGACATGTTCAAAAAATATCAAGGAATACCTAACCCGTCTTTCGATCAATCAAACACAACAATCAAATGATATTTCTGTTAGATCGAAACGCCTTGGATCGATAGGCTTAATCAGACCCCGAAGACACGAAAAAGCCCCGCACGGCTGGTGCCGGTGGGGCTAAAGTTGATCTCGGGTAGGAATGAGCGTGAAACAGAATTGCCCCACGCCGTGACCCTGAGCGATCGATGTGCCAACGCGACGACGCCCGTCGCCGGCTCTTTGATTCAGATTGCCGGCTCGGTCCCTGTCGCCTTCTGCAACTCGACGCGGCCCTTCGAGAAGCCATCCAGCCAGGCGAACCGGAGCCCGAACACCGAGGGCTCGTATGGACAGTCGCACGCGGAGCTCTTCTCGATTTTGCCAGCCTCCCAACCGAGCCGCATTGCTTCGGCGTCGTCGTTCTTCGTGCTGCCGTCCATCAGCTTCTCCCGTAATCTGGAATGCTACCCCTGCTGCCTTCCGAACCAGTTCCTCAAGACAAATACGTTCATCCTAACCGCAGGTTTCCCCGCTAACCGCTGGCGCGCGGAGGCTCGCTAAGCGAGTGTGCCAGCCGAGATCGCAGGGGAAGCCGCGATGCGGATGGAGAAGCTCAACCTAACCGACGAACCGGACCCCGAGATCCGCGAGATCGTCGAGGGCTTTCACCGCTGGTATGATTGCGCCTCACTGGCGGAGCAGATCGCCTGGCATCGGACACGAGCTGTCCGGACCTGCCGGAACAACCGCAAGATCCTGAGGCTGTGGGGCGATCCAGTGCTTCAGGGCTATGCCGGCTCGGCGCTGCGGCGCGCGCAGATCCGGCTCCTGCGAATTCGGATATGGCGGGCGACCGGGGTGTATCCGGGCGAGGGGTAGTGCAGGTACGAAAAAGCCCGGCGCAGCGGGTGCTGGCCGGGCCGAGGTTGTGGATACCGAAGCTAGAGGAGAGCGAAAGCCCGGCGGCCCTAGATCTCTGGCATACCAAACGACGAAGCTCGGGAGCAAGCCGTGGGAGAGGTTACGTCCACGGGGGAAGCCGGCGCTCATCCTCAGTCCGCGCTATACTTAGACATGATCAGATCGTTTCATCCTCTCCCAACCGGCGAAAGGAGCGAAACCGCGGGTCCTCGTAGTCGCCCATAATCCGGCGGCAGTCGTAGTTCAGGAACCGAGCATCGTCTTGCGATGTAGGGCCTTCAGCTTTGGTTCCGCAGGTGGTCAGGTACCGTTCACCGCATGCTGAGCAACGAAAGAAGCTGCCGTGTAAGGCCCGTATGGGATGAGCGCTCATTCTAGAAACATGCCACCCAGCGCCATCAGCTCCAAGTCCGTCTCGCTGCCGGCCGGGATGAGGCGGGAGTAGAACAAGGCCGAGGGAGCCTCATCCCTTGGGGCAGGAGCTCACTGAGCCGGTCCGCAGGCGATCTCGAATGGCGTGAGCGCCGGGCGCCGAGGGTGTTAACAGTTGTCAACGCGAGGTCAGGTCGCGATGTGCGCCGCCGCCATGATGACCTTCACGAGCAGGCCGACCGCACCGATGAGCACAGCCGAGGTGAGGCCCCAGCCGATCTTGCGCAGGCCGGCGACCTCGCCCTTGATCTCCGTGGCCGATTTCTCGATCTTCCGCTCGATCTCCTCGCGAGTCATGAACGACGCGATGTCCTTCTGGTAGGCGACTCCATCCAGCCGGCGGCTGATCGCCTCGAGCTTCTCGTCCATGCGGGTCACCTGCGCTCGCGTTTCGTCGATTTGGTCGCCGTTGGCCTCGCTCCGAGCCAGCAGCTGTCCGAGCAGGTTCGCGATATGCCGGTCCTGCATCGTGTCCCCCCGGGCGGCTCGATCCAGCAGCCCTTCGCCCAGCCCCGGCGGCACCGGCGGCTGAATGGCGGCCCCGAGCTCGGAGCCGATGTGCTCCAGCGCCGAACGGCGTAGGGCGGTGGGATCGTGGCGGCGCGTACGACGCGCCCTCTTCGGTTCGGCGGTGTCGGACATCGTGCAGCCCCGAGTGAGGCGCGCCGGTGTTCCGGTCGCGCGGTGATCCCTCCCCCTGCTGCGGGGGAGGTTGAAGCGCTACCGCTTCGAGAAGATACGCCCGACCGCGGCCTGGACGCCGGCGACGCCGATCACGGACGCGACGATCATCTGCTCCATCGCGTCGTAGGGCGTCGGCAGCTTCGCGACCTGCCAGTTGAATAGGAACGTCGAGTCGAGGACGATCGCGCCGAAGTGGAGCATGCAGAGCCCGAACGCCGTCGGGATCATCCAGGCGGACCACGGCGAGAGGCGCTGCGCCGCGCGTTCTGCCTCGATGGCCTTGCGCTCCTCGACGTACGCGACGAGCTGCGCCTGCGCGACGGTCGTGTCGGCCGTCACGTTCTGGCCGTTGGTCAGAACCGTGTTGTCGGACCGCTTACCGAGGTAGTCGAGCAGCTTCCCAGCGATGCCGGGCAGGCCGAGGATGAACGAGGCGAGGAGGCCCATCAGCGTGGCCCTCCGGCGTCCGGGCCACCCTGCGGCCGCATCGGCGGTGTGGTGGTGTAAGCCCGCAGAACGATGCCAACGAGGAAGCAGCCGGCGACGATCGCCTTCGCCGTTCCCTCGGGCGCGCCCATGTCAAGCAGCAGCTGCCGGAAGTCGATCGCGTGGAGCGCGTCGAGCAGCGTCACCAGGAACGCCGGCGTGAAAAAGATGAACGTGCGCCAGCCCCGGAGACGACGCCAGATCACCTGTATGCGGCGGGCATTACGAGCGATCATGGTCAGGCAGCCTTTGGGTGAGAGAGCAGGGCGTGCACGCGCGACCAGAACCCCGGGGCGGGCGCAAAGCTCGGCGCAGAAGAAAGCCCGCCGGTGAGGGCGGGCTGGGGCAGGGCAGGAGTCGTCGGAGCGGGGCTGGCCGCCCGGGGCGGAGCGACGATGGGCGGCGGCCCGGCCCCGAGCGCTCCCGGCATCCGTGCCGCCGTCAGCGGCATCCCGCCGGCGACCAGCGCCGCCTCGAACCGCTCCGCGTAGCCCGCGATTGCCGCCGCCTTGTCCGTCCCGTTCACGGTCCGGCGGGCCCCGACGTAGTCGCACCGGTTGCCGGCGATGAAGTCCTCGAGCGCCCGGCCGGTGAAGTCGCCCTTGATGGACACGCCGCGCGTCACGCCCTCGATCAGGATCCAGGCCGACACGGCCGGGTCGAGCGCCAGGTCCGGGTTGCCGGCGAGGTCGAGCCCGAGCAGCTTGCCCATCGCGGCGTAGTTATCCTCGAAGGTCAGCTGCACGTCGCCACGGCCGTAGAACGAGAGCCCGCGCGCGTTCGGCAGGGCGTAGTTTCGGCTGATCTTGCCTGACGCGAACAGGGCGGCTACCGCCCGGCGCGCGGCCGCATCCGAGGTCGCGAACCCCTCCCGCACCGGCATCATCCGTCGGCCGGTCTCGTGGAAGCTCGTGGCCAGGATGTAGGCGAGGTGGCGCCGGTCGAGCAGCAGGGCGTGCAGCAGGAAGGCGTCGAGCAGCCGGCCCACGCCGTCCACCTGCGCCTGCGTCATCGACCCGAACAGCGGGCGGATCGCAGCGAAGAACAGGGCGCGATCCAGGCGCGCGAACGCCCCCGCGTCGGTGGACGAGGCCATGGTCGTCTCCACGAAGATGAAGGATCAGCGGCGGCGAGGCGCCGGGCAGATGCGGGCCGGGATGCCCTCGACATCGACGGCGACGGAGACCGGGTGATGGCGGCGAACGGCGATGCCCGAGATCTCGATCTCACCGCCGATCAGCCTTAAAGAGTCCGCGGCGGGAACGCTGGACGGGTCAACGATACCGGCCGAAACCGCCCCCAGCCACCAGACGGGCAGGGCATCTGCCATGGCGGAAGTAGCCAGCGTGCTGAGCAGCGCGACCGCTGCGAGGAGGCGGCTCATCAGTGCATGGTCCACACGTCGCCGCGGCAATAGACCGGCGTCGAGATCGACCCGCCGCCAACCGGCGCGGCGCCATACGTCAGCGTCGTTGCGTCGGAGACCGCGGCGTAGCTCCCCTGTGCCGCCGCGTTGCAGGTCGGCAGGGAGGCGACAGGATAGACCGGGAACTTCACCGGCACGGCGAACGTGGCCGAGGCGGCGACATAGAGACCCTTGGCGACGCTGAGGAGGCTCTGGGTCACCACCTGACCGAGACCCTGCGCCTGGAGCACGAGGCCGGGGTTCGCATCCGAGCCGAATGCCTGGATCGTCGGGAACTGCCCGGCGGCGGCCGGCGTGATGGTGATGCCGTTGGCGGCGGCCGTGCCGCTAATCGCCAGACCGCCGGCGCCGGTCGCCGCGTACCGAACCGCCTGTGCGGTGCCGGCCGAGTCGCGATAGTTCAGGTAGTTCTGGATGCCGCCGACGTTGGAGCCGGTCAGCGACAGCGCTCCCGTCAGATAGCCGATTTGCGCGGACGCATCGCCGACGACGAAGGCGTGGCTCCACGTACGGGTGCCGGGTGCGCTCGCGTTCAGGTGGCTGACCGTGATGCCATCGGAGTAGGCCGGTTGAGAGATCGACGATCCGATGATCGAGATGCCCTGGACCGTCGTGTTCGGGCTCGTGACGGACGGGTTAATCTCGATACCGATCAGCCGCTTGCCGCCCCCGCTCGTGACGACGCCGTTCGCTCCGGCATCGATCATCGTGACGTTGGCGCCCCAGCAAGGGCCGTTTTCTGCGACCTGTGCGCAGGTCGTGAAAATGCCGGCGGCGTCCCGCGTCGAGTTGTTGCGGACGTAGCCCCCGAACGCGGAGGTGGTCTGCGCCGTCGCATCCGGCATCACGACGATCGATGACCGAACGCCGTCATGGGTGAAGTACGAGGGCGGCTGCTGGGGACCGAGGATGTCACCCGCCGCGACGGCGGTATTCTGAAACACCATCCCGCCGTGCGAAAACTTGGGCGAGACGATGAGTGATTCGAGGACCGTGCTCGTCACGGAACTGGGATTCGCTGGGGATTGCGGCCCGGGCAGCCGGCCGTCCGATCCAAGGGTCGCGATCCCGCCTGCGGCTCCGCGCGTTCCGAGCGCCTGCGCTACGCCGGACATGACCCCACGCACCGTCGACATGTACGACCGGGCAGAAGCCCCGTCCTGCGCCGGGATCGCCGGGTCGACCACCGCATTCCGGTCCGGATCGGTGCTCCAGGAGAAGGCGCTACCCGGCGCGGTCTGGGATGCGGCGGGGCCGCTCGCGACAGCGACAAGGGCAAGGGCGGCGAGGAGCGCATTGCGCACAAGCATGGGCGTGATCCAGGATTGCTGAGGCGGGTTCAGGCCTTGATCGCCCAGACGATGACCGCGCCTGGCGGCATGTTCGGGTGCGCTGCGCCGGAGCCGGCGGCGTCGATCGTCAGGGTGTGGGTATGGTCGGCGACGACGTTGATCGCGTGCGCATGCTGGCCGTCGGCGAGGATGCCGTGAGCGTGGTCCCCGACGGCAGCGATCGTCACGCCGTGGCTGTGGTCGCCTGACGCTGCTGTCGTGAAGTCGTGGGTGTGGGCACCGGCTCCGTCGGTTGCGCCGCCCGCATTGTTGCTGCCGTTCGGCTCGAGATCCGTGACGACGCGGTTCGTGCCGCCGCTGCCAGCGGTTCCGATGCTGTAGGTGATCGGGTGTCCGTGCGTGCCGGCAGACGCGGTCGTGCCGGTATGTGCATGGGAGCCAGCGGTCACGGTCGAACCGCCGTGCGTATGGTTTCCGGCCGCCGTCGTTGCACCGCCGTGGGAGTGCTGCCCCGCCGCTACGACCGAGCCACCGTGATCGTGCGCGCCCGCCGCCGCTGCCGCCCCGGTGTGGGTATGGCTTGCCAGCTGCGCTGCAGACAGCGCGATCGCTTCCGCACCGCCGATCGATCCGACGGTGGGGTTGATGCCACCAGCGCCGGTCAGGAGACCCGCGTTGATGTCCGCCCCGAACAACGTACGGCCTTGGAAGTTCGGCAGGTTGAACGTGGTCGATCCGTCGCCGACGCCCCAGGTCGTTCCGATCGCGCCGAAGAGGGCGGCATACACCCCGCGCGAGATCGGCGACCCGACGCACGGCAGCCACCCCGGGGGGACGGCTGCAGCGGACGCGAAAGCCTTGATCGAGCCGGCCTGTTCGATGAACGGAGCTACGACCGTGACGACGGTGGTCCCGGGATGCCACCGAACCCGGTAGACCTGCCCGACCTGGATATCGCCCGGTGCGAGCTCGGCGCCGCCCGGCCTGCGCATCGGCTTTGGCCCGGCAGCGTCCGGCTGGAACGTGCACGGGCCGGGGTTGGCGGCATCCGGTGTCCAGGCCAGGTCGAACGCTTGAGCGTAGTCGGCCGACGTGAACCCTTGCTCTGTGGCGAGGCTGTACGCGCCGGACGCGCCCCCGGTCGCGCCGAGAATGCCCGAGTTGTCGTCACGCCAGCAGGCCAACGCGGCCATCAGCGCACGCGCCGAGTTGTTCACGGTCCCGGCCGGCTGCCCCTCCTGCCAGAGGATCGGGGGGGCGCCGACATCGTTCGACGCGGCGTCGGTGGAGAAGTCTTTCAGGCCCGTCATGGCGGCTCCTGGCGGCGCGCACGGGTCCGGCTCCGACGACGCGAGCGCGTCCGGATCGGGTGGTGCAGCGGTTGGGGTGGATCAGCGCGAGCGGGCGCCGGGGAGCATGGCGAAGAAGCGCGAAGCGTCGAACGGTTGGGCCGCCGGGCGATGCGGCTGCAGCATCTGCGGTGCGGCCGATGCGGCGGCCGATTGCGCGACCGGCGAGGCCGCTGCCTGCCCGCCGCCGTTCAGCGCCTTCAGCAGGCCGGCGACGTCGACGCTGTCGTCCTTCGCGGGCGCCTGCATCGTGGCGCCAGCGGCGGGCGTGACGGAATCGGCGGTACCGGACGCGACGGGGCCGGCGAGACCGAAAGCGCCGGCAGCGGGCGTTGGCGCTGCACCGCCGGGCATCGACGGCGTGAAGTCGCCGCCGAGGAAGGCCGCGGCCTTCGCCTCGTGCCCGGCCATCTGCCCGTTGACCTTGTCGGCGACGGTCCCGGGCGCGCCACCGTTGCCGGCGTCGCTCTTGTCATAGAGCCCCGGGTGCCCGGCGTTGATGGTCGAGTAGAGGTCAAGGCGCCCCATCCCGGGCTTGAAGCCGCGGTCGGTCAGGTACGCTTCGACCGCCGGCAGCTGCTCCTCGAAGCTCTGGTCCTGACTCGCGCCGTAGGCCTTCTGCTCGGCCGGGCCGAACTGGATCAGGCCGATATGCCGGTTGCCGGCTCCGCCCCGAACGCTCGGATCGAGCTTGCCGCCGGTCTCGTAGGACATGACGGTCGCGTAATCGAGCGGGTTGGCACCGATGCGCTGGGCCGACACGATGAGCGCCGCGGCGCGAGGATCTGCGGCCATGCGGTGCTCCGGAAACGCGAAAGGCCGCCCATCTCGGAGCGGCCTTGTCTGCCGGCGCGCAGGGCGCCTGACGGTGGCTTATTCAGGCGGATTGCCCGTCGGGTCAAGGGTAATACAGGGGGCAGCTTGCCCACCGATTTAATAGCGCTATGAAAAGCGATGACGACGCATTTGGATCGCCGACCAAGGGGCAGGCCGCGGCTCGATACCGCTGCCGTGAACGTCCGCATGCCCGCGCCGATGATCGACGCGCTGGATGCTTTCATGCGCGCCAAGACAGCGAATGAGCCTTTAGCGTCGCGGCCTGACGCTGTTCGTTACGCGCTACGCGATTGGCTTACAGGCCAGGGCCTGCTCCCGAACCGAGAAGATCCAGAGGGGGCGAACTGATGGCTTTTCCAAATTTGTTCGACCCGCCAGACATCGAAAAGCTCTCATACTCCGATGTAACGAGCTATCTTGAAGAAAAATCCGGTGGGGAATTCATATGTGAAATTTGTAAAAGTCAAAGCTGGTTCATAGGACCACTTGATGAACAAATTTATGGTGCAATCGACGTAAAGTCCAGCGACCAAGAAATTACTAGTAACAACATTAAAGTTATGATTGTCGAGTGTCAAACCTGCGCCAACGTAAAATTCATTCGACGCGCTGCGATAGTTAAATGGATAAAAGAAAAAAATTTAGGGAGGGAGTAACTGTATGGCTGAAAGGCGAAAGACGAGCTATTCGCAGTTAGCATCGTCGTCCAGCCGCAGTGCGATTGCTGTCGATCGTGCAGTCATAGGTGGGGCTATGAATACCGGAGACGGGGGAGGCCCAGAAGATCCTATGGGACCGCGCGTTAAAGCTCTCGAAGACGGTCAGAAGGCGATCCTCGACAAGCTGGACGCTATCTCAAGGTCCATCGGCGACGGCCGTTTGGAGAACGAGAAGCGGTTCAGTGGGATGTCGGATCGATTCGGCGCCGTCGATACGGTACTGGCGAAACTCGAAACGCGTCTCGATCACACTGCTGACGCGGCCGGGTTGGCGCGGATGCATGGAGAACTGACCGGCAAGATGGAGAATGTCTCTGGCCGCGTAACGAGCATCCCGACCACGTGGCAGACGGTGGCGATCATTGTCGGCATGTTGGGCGGCATCAGCGCGATCGCGTTCGCGATCTCCAAGCTCATGCACTGATCACTATGCCCCGCTGGCTCGCCGTTCCCGCCACGCTCCTCGCAGCGATCATCATTTCTGCGATGGTCGGCGCGCTATCCAACCGCTGGGAAGCGGTCAACTTCTCGAAGGATTCGATGGGCTGGGACACCTTCTATCTCCTGGACAGGCTGACCGGTAGCATGCAGCGTTGTGCGATCCCGACCGGCCCCAACGGCGAGGGAAGCATCCACGCGGTCTGCACGAAGGTGCTGTGATGCATCGCGTCGTGGCCTTCGTCCTGTTCACCGCCGTCATGCTGGCAATCGGCTGGGTGCTGAAGCTCGTTGTGCCGGGCTTCAATCGTTGGCTGACCGACTCCGTCGGTGAGTGCGGCTCAATCGCCTTCATCGTGGCGATATTCGTCGTTGCGGCGGTCGTCGGCTACTGGCCTCGCAACGAGGCCGGCCGGATGCGCCCCTTCCTACCGCGCCGTCGCTGACTGATTCACGACCGGCCGCTGGCCGTCGTTCGCCAGGCGCAGCAGCCGCGCCGTGAAGAGCTCGGCGTTCTTCGAGCCGGGCGGCGACTTCGAGAGAGCCCGCAGGTCCGGAAGCGCCTTCGGATCGTAGATCAGCCGCGCGATCGCCTCGCCGTTCCCCATCATCCGAGCATGGGTCACCGCATCGCTGATGCCGTGCTTCAGGCCGACCACACCGCCGCCGAGCGCCCCGCTAAGGCCGCCGACGGTGGCGCCCGCCGTCGCGCCGGACGCTGCGCTCGCGATCGCCTGTCCGACCGGGGTGTTGCCGCTGGCGAGTTGCTTCTGGATCGCCTGGTTGAACGCGGTATCCGAGCCCTTCTGCGGCCTGTAGCCGGTCGCCTCGAGGGTCGTCAGCAGCCGGTCGACCGCAGCCGCGCGCATCTCGCCGTCGGGCAGGACGCGCAGGACCGCTTCGAGGTTGTGGCGCTGCTGGGGGTTGCCGCGTACCGCTGAGGCGAAGCCCGCGCCGCCGTATTGCGCCGCGATGCCCTTCACCTGCTGGGTCGATTCATTGAACAGCGTCTCGAGGTAGATCCGCGTCAGGTCACGCGCGGCCGCCGGGTTGTTGCGGGCCACCGCCGTCATCGCCGCGGCGATCTCATGGTGGTTCGCGCCCTGCGGCACCTGCGGGAACAGCACGTTGACGGCGCGGCGGACGTCGTCGGTCTGGGCGAGCTGCCCGAGCGGGCTCTTCTCGACGCGAGCGAGCCCGTCGCGGGCGCGCACCACGTCGTCGAGGCGATGGTAGACGTCCGGCATCTCCGTCAGCACGTCGACGTGCTCGCGCAGCGCCTGGTTCAGGGCGTCCGGATTGATCGTGCCGCGCCGGTCGGTCGCCGCGTCGAGGATGCGGGTCGCGACATGGCCCTCGTAGGCCTGGCGCGCGGCCGGCGTCGCATTCGCCAGGAACTCGCGTGCGGCCGAGGCGCCCTGCAGATGGCTCGGTACCTGCTCGGTCGGCGTCGCCATCCGGCCGGTGGTCGGATCGCGCTGGACCACGCGCCCGAGCGGGGTGTTGCCGGTGAACGGCTCCAGAGGCCGACTGTTCGCGGCGAAGTTGGCGTCGGCCGTCGCGACCTCGGGGACGGCCTTCAGCTGCCGGTCGAGCGCCTGCCGAGGGATCGTGAGGTCACGCACCTTCGTCGCGTCGCCGACCTCCTGCGCCTGCCGGATCGCGAAGTCGTTGCGCTCGCGGGCGTGCAGCAGGCCCTCGACGCTCATGTCGGGCTGGCCGTCCGCGCTAATCAGGTCGCGTCGGACGTTGCCGAGCGCCCCCCGCACGTCGCTCTTGGCGGTGCGGGCTTGCCCGGCGACCGCATCAAGCGCCGGCATCGGGTTCACCTGCCCGAATCGGACGTCCGGGATCTCCTCGGTGATGGTCGGCGTCTTTGTGTAGGGCTCGAGCGGCCCCTTCATCTTGCCGACGACCGCTTCGTAGGCTTCGACCGGATCAGCGCCGCCGTCGCGCATCAGCGTGCCGAGGACGCGGTCGCGGATGTCCGGATGCACGCTCGCCGGATCGACGCCGACGCGGGTCAGGTCCTCGTTCAGGCGGCTCTCGGCGAGGTCGCGGGCGTGGCTGAAGTCGTCGGCGATCTGCCCGGCCTTCAGCCGCTCGCCGAGCGGCGCCCGCTCCTGCCCGATCGGGTACGACGGCACGCCGCGGCGCTCGTTCGTGAGCTTGCGCATCAGCTCGCCGCGGATGTCCCGTGCCATGCCACCGTCGGCGTCCGGCCGCAGGTAGCCCGCCTCCATCAGCTTCACGCGCCAGAAGCTGTCGAGCGGCTTGCCGCCCTCTCGCGCCACCGTGCCGGCGCCGGGGATGTTGAACCGGTGGAAGTCCTGGCTGCGCAGATCGCTCGTGAGGTCGAGGCCGCCGTTGCGCGCGATGAAGCGGGCGAGGCTCTCACCCTGCGCATCAGCCTCGGTGGCCGCGCCGCGGACCGGTGCCGGGTCAGCCGGGCGGGGAGCATCGGCCTCGAACTGTGGCCGGCTGTAGGTCGGCTGGATCACGACCGGCTCGCCGGGGCGCTCCACCGTGACCGTGCGCTCGATGCCGGCATTCTCCGGCGCAGCGCGCGCGGCGGCATAATCGCGATCGGCCTGCAGCGACCGGACGGCCTCGCGTGCGTCGGCGACGTTGCGCATCTCCGGCTGGATCGTGCGGCCGGCCTGATCCGGCGTGACGCGCGGGCCGACGGCGGCGCGGGCCTGATCCAGGGCTACGCCCTCGGGGGTCTGTCGGACGCCGGCGCGCGCCGCCGACTGGACGTCGAGCCCGACGGCCGACGGCGCCACGTTCTCCGGCGCGATCTGGTCGAATAGCGCACGGGACACGTTGTCGATCGACGCGGGCCGGCCGGCATAGACCTCGGAGGCGATCCGCCCGCCCTCGCCGCCGGAGTTCGCCGCGACGCGGGAGAGCTGCGAAACGCGCCCGGCCCGTCCGTCGGTGGCGCGGTTCAGCGCCTCGTCGAGGGGGATTTCGACGCCGCCGCCCGGAAGCGCGCGCGAGCTGTCACGGATCGCCTGCGCCGAGGCTAGTTCGGATTCGGATATCCCGTGCGTCGCTTCCCGCAGGAGGTGCATCCCGGGATCGCCACCCCGCATCGCGGTGACAGCCTTGCCGACGAGGCGCCCAGCGATAGGACCGGCCGCGCCAAGGCCCGCGCCAATCAAGGCGCCATCCTTGGTCGCAGGCAGGTCGCCATCGTTCCGGACGGCCGCATCGGCACCACCCAGTACGCCCCCGCTAAGAAGCGAGGCGCCCGTGCGAGCTGCCAACCCGCCGGCACCCGCGCCGAACGCGGCGGGCGCGACGGCAACTAGCGGAAGCGTGCCGACGACACCGCCCGCCAGCTGGCCCGCCATGTCGGCGATCGGGTGCTCGGCCGCCGTGGCGCGTCCGAAATTCTCCACGTTGCGCAGCTCGTCGCTGTACTTCGTGTCGTGCTGGAGCGCGCGCACGCCGGCGACGGCCTTGTTCACGCCAGCGGTGAGGTACGGGCCGACCACCGGCACGCCGTCGATGATCCCGCGCCCGACGGCAGCAACATCATCGCCGGCCACGCCGGAGGAGGGCGCGTCCGTGAAGCTGGCGTGCAGCTTCATCAGGTCGGCGTCCGACATCTTGGAGAGATCTGCCGTCGGCGCCGCGCCGGGCGCCGGCTTCGGCTCCGGCGTGGCGTGGTAGAGCCGCATCAGCTCGTCGTCGGAGAGCTTCGACAGGTCGCTCAACGCATCATCCCCCGGCGACGCAGTTCGGTCTCGACGGCGGACCGGTCGGGGGCCGTGGGCTTGTACTGGTAGATCTCGGGCTGCTCGACCTTGAAGAACCCGGCACGCTGGGCCGTCTCGGGCGTCGCGAACCGATCCACGCTGCTGTTGTGGTGCTCGATCGTCTTCTTGGCGAGGATCTCCTGCGCCTCGATGCCGGCCCGCAGCGCGGCCTCGACGCTGGAGCGGTCGCCCGACGAGATCGTCTTGCCGAGTTGAAGGTCCATGTTCGTCGTGTGGCCGGACTGCGAGATCGCCTTGGCGAGCTCGGCGCTCTTCTGGGTCGCGGCCTGGTCGAAGAGCTGCGACTGCGTCACGTAGCTGTCCGGGATGCCGAGGATCTGCGCCGTGATCGCTCGCGCCTTGGTGCGCCAGTCCGCGCCCGCGCCCGACACGATGCCGTTGTCGAGGGCTTCCTTCTGCCGGTTGATCGCCGCGATGGTGCCGACGGCACCCTCGGCCTTCGCCCGGCTCTCGGTGATGGCCTTCACGGCAGCCGCGTCGAGCTCGGTGTTGGCCTTCTGCGGCAGCTGGTTCGTGCCCTGCGTCAGGGAGACGTGCGGCGCGCCCTTCTCGTCGTAGTAGCCCGGCGTGCCGGCCGGCGTGTTCGGCGGCGCCTGGACTACCTGCCCATCCGGGCCCGGTGCGCCCCAGATCCGCGTGCCGCCGGTCGCCGGGGCGACGGTGGTGACCGCAGCGGCGTTCGGCTCGCCAATCTGGCTCTTGTTCACCGCAGCGATCGAGCCGTCGGGGCGCGTCACGATCTGCACATCGTCCTTCGACCCCGCCGCCGTACCCTCGGCCTGCGCCTGCGCGCGCGCCTTCACGATGGCCGGATCGTTCTCGCGCCCGTGGTTCGGGTCGCGCAGGATCTTGAGCGCCTCGGTGACCTGGCCGCCGTTCGAGCCTGCTGCGATCGCCTCGGCATCGGACAGGGTGGGGAAGGCGCGCTTGATGATCGCCGCGTTGCCGCCGAGCGCGGCCGTCTCCTGCGCGATTTTACGCTGCTTGAGGGAGAGGTCGGCCTTCGCGAGATCCGTGACGGCGCGGTCCTTCGAGGCCCGCTGCATGTTGTCAAAGCCGGCCGCCGCGCCGGCGCCGAAGCCGTGCTTGCTCATCAGGCCGGACCCGAAGGCCATCATCTGATCGCCGACCCCCGCATCGCCGAGGCGGCCGAGGATGGCGCCGATGCCGGGGCCTTCCTTCTCCGGCACCGCCGGCGCACCGGCCGGCGCTTGGCCCTGCGCGGGGACGGCACCGACAGCGGGCATGTCGGCCTGCGACGGCGCGCCGAG